TTGTTAACTTGTAACCAATCCTTACAAGTTGCCCCGTGGAAATGCCCTATCGGAAAAACAGACTGCAATGAGAATTGCGGAAATTATGGCTGTGGAAATTAACAGGGAGGTGCAGTGGTGATGGATAAAACAGAGCAAATGGCTGCGGACATTGCTATGGCAATGAATGGCGGCGAATGGAAGGATGGCAAGTGGTATGCCGAAGGACATCGTCAAGCATGGATAAAGGCGGTCAAACCATACTCTGATGAGATTGAACGGTTGCGGGAAACATTGAAGGGTTTATTACAATGCCCCGCCATTGCAGACGGCAATCATAATGAACCTGCTTGGTACGATCCAGAAACTGCTATGGCAGAGAAAAAAGCCCGTGCCGCACTGAAGGAGGGTGAGTGATGTCTCATAAAAACGAAACAACATTTGAATGGATGAACACTCAGAAAGATTGGCATCCTGATGAAGATTTATATACCGTTGTTTGTTTAAAAAATGGTCAATCTGAATGTTGCTTGACGGTAGACTTTAATACAGCATGGGATTATGCGGAAAGAAATAAAGATACCCTTCTTTATTTTTACAAAATGTTTGCGGAACCAAAAGAACTGAAGGAGGGTGAGTGATGGATATTATTGAACGATTGCAAAAATTAGTTGGCGTTTACATTGGCGATGCTGACATTGATGATGAGTTGCTGGACGCCAAAGCCGAGATTGAACGGCTGCGGGAAGCGTTGCGTGATTTATTGCAATGCCCTGCTATTGCTGACGGCAATCATAATGAACCTGCTTGGTATGAGCCAGAAACTGCTATGGCAGAGAAAAAAGCTCGTGCCGCACTGAAGAAGGGTGAGTGATGAAAACTGATTATGAAAAATTACAAATGCGGATTAAGTTTATAAAAGACGACATTCGCAAAATTTGCAGTTCTGCTCACTGGACAAGCGAACGGTTAAAAGCTGCGGATGGTAACGTGCCACAGTATTTCATAAACCAACACGGAATCACAGCAGAAGCGATTAATGAAGCGTATTTTGTTGGGAGACAGGCTGGGCGGTTGGATATGGCAAAAGATATTATTGGGGTGATTGGGGAGGGTGAGTGATGGATCATAAAAACGAAACAACATTTGAATGGATGAACACTCAGAAAGATTGGCGTTCTGATGAGGATTTATATACCGTTATGTGTTTAAAAAACGGTCAAGGTGAATGTTGCGTGACGAAAGATTTTAATACAGCATGGGATTATGCGGAAAAAAATAAAGATACACTTCTTTATTTTCATAAAATTTTTGCGGAACCAAAAGCACTGAAGGAGGGTGAGTGATGGAAGACTGGACGTTAGACAAATGGCTAGAAGAACTTGATGATTACGCTAAGAAAGACTGGTATTTTGAAATTAGCGGTTACGATGCAGGTCTTCTTCGGGATCAAATCAACCACCTGCGAGAAGAAAACGCCCGTCAAAGGCAAGAGATTATGCTTCTTAATTCAATGATACAAACAGAGCATGAAATTATCCGTGTAGCTGCACTGAAAAAGGTTGAGTAATTACATAATATCACTTAGCGCCACTTTCTGCATATGAGTAACCGTATAATATTAGTTAAGGAGATAAAATGTTAATTCAGTTAGAACCTACAATCCCGCTCGAGACACCCAAGGGCAAAGCCAAAGCGCACTTCCTGATCGACTACGGGCAAGAGCACCACCTGCTATGGGTGTGCTTCCAAGACGATACGGGCGAGTGCTGGACGTGGCCGAACCCGCAGGTCAAGCTGCAGGAGAATGTCTCGATGATGCAGGTGAGGAAATAATGTCAGCAGTGGGCATGAAGTGCGAATCGTGCGGAGGTCATTCCCGGGTGTATTCCACGCGGACGAGCGCCATACCGAACGGGATATATCGGCGTAGGGAATGCAGCCTGTGCCGCCACCGATGGACGACGGTTGAGGTTTCGGGCGATGCGTTAAAATACATCATGGGTGTACAAAAAAGTGTTTGCAATCCAAATTTAAACGTGCCATAAAACTTGGGCAGGGCGATGGTCGCCCTCTAGATGGAGATTGCAGATGACACCTTTTGAAGCAGTATTACTTATCGAAGCAGGCGAGGATGACGCGGAACTCACCCTCGAAGCATGGCAAATCCTGATTGACAGCAACCTCGTGTGGCAGCTGCAGGGTTACTACGGTCGTACGGCATCCGCACTGATTGCGGAAGGCCTTTGTGTTTCAGCTAATTAAGGAGATGATAATGTTTTACCTAGTACCACGCGGCCGTACGGTCGATTACTTTGTCCACACCACCGAATCATTCATTGAGGCGCGCTTTTACGTTAACTTTATGAAGAAGACCCGCGACGAGGAATATGACGTCATTGAGATGCGGCGTTACCCGTTCGACAACGTCAACGAGCCAACCGCCCTGCACGATGGACCGCCAGAAGTGGCCGTCGACGAATCTTTGTATATGTGAGGCGCAAAATGGATATTGTCGAAAAACTACGTTTAGTTGATGGCGAATTTTGGTGGAAACCATTGGGGCATGGCCTAGACACTGATGATCTTTGCAGAGAAGCCGCCAATGAGATTGAGCGGCTGCGGGAAGAACGTCATGCATTGCGGGAGGTTTTGCAATTTTATGCGTCATTTGCGACGAATACTTCGCCATACAAAGATATGGTCGATTATCTTGTTGATAACGGTAAACTTGCAGCACTTGCATTGAATGGGGATTAATAATGAACGAACAGCAAGAACTGGCCAAAGACATGCTGCGCGAAATCATGAGGCTCGAGGCGGTGTTCCACGAGGCTAATGCCCATGTGCCGCAAGCCGATAGGGATTTAGCTATAATTTCCGCTATGGCTTTTGAAACCATCAATTACGCCATGACAATTATGAAGATGCCGGCCGACCAGCTGGTTGAGAAGATCGCTGCATCAATGGCCATCCATGAGATAGTAAATAAATGAGACAGCCTACCCTACTCGAGCTTGTTCAGGCCTACGCCGCGGCCGTTCGCAATGGCAACAAAAAGCGCGCGGCCAAGCTAGACAAGATTATTAAGAAAGCCTATCCTTCAGCTCCTCCTTAATACATGACTTGGGGCTGCCTTCGGGCGGCCCTATTTTTTTTACAATGAATGCATTTTTTTGTTTGCATTATAATTTAGATATGCTACATATGAGTCGTCGGGGCGGTTTGCCTCGCTAGATAGGAGATTTTAAATGTACGCTAAATCATATGAAACTGTAAACGGTCACGATATTATCATTTATCATGTGTTCCCACCCGTCCCTATTCGTAATTGGGATTATCAAGCAGGGTTTGCCAAAGACTATGGCGAAGAAGATGCCATATACGGCGAAGGCGCGACCATTGCAGAAGCTATTCAAGATTTGTTTGATAAAAAGGAATTTCACGAAGATGTTTGATACAATCCGCGCAGAAGCAGAATACCACGCCCGTACGGGCGGTCACTCGATCGACAACCCATATCCCCGTGGCACCGAGCACCGTGACGCGTGGGACCGTGGTTTCCTTGATGGTTTACTGTACCTCCGCACCGAGCTGAAGGTGACCCGCAAGGCCTTCGCTAAGGCCGTCGACGAGAACGGCATCCTAAAGGCCCAGCTGGCGCAGGTGAAGGCCGAGTACGACGCGTTCTTACTGGAACAGGGGTACTAATCATGGCAAACGCAAAGACACGGCGGGTGACCCTTCGCAGCATTATTAGCTGCGCCGCCTTTCGCAAAGGCTATGAGGAGGCCAAGAAGGGCCTTCCGATTAACTCCGACGTCTTTACTTACAAAGATGTTTGGCAATACGAGCGCGGCCGCCAGTTTGCTTTCTGCTACGACGGCAGGCTTAAAGAAGGTAACAGGGTCAGGATGGACGCGCTATACGCGCTGGGTGGGGCAATGAACGCGGGGCACGTTCTATAATTGTCACAATAAATATGTTAGTAGGCATAAGGACATAGGAGGTCTTTATGCCTGCACATCCGTTACCAGATGAAATAATGATCGAGACGCTGCGTGTTTACGAGCAATCCGGTAAGAATGCCTACGCAGCTGCAAGAGCCACAGGCATCGCCGCAAACACCTTTAACGCGCGACTGGCCCGAGCGAAAATGAAATACCCCAACGGGGTGCCAGACAAGCCCACCGTCGGCAAATGGATGTATCCGCGGATGGTCGCAAAGGAAATTCCCAACTCAGTCTGGGCGGTCGGATCAGATATCCACATATGGGACGGCGACCCGCCCCTGATTTATAAAGCCTTCGTCAAAGTATGTAAGATGCTCAAGGTGCATGGAATCATCTTGAATGGAGACGTGATTGATGGCGCTAGGATCAGTCGGCACTTACCGACCCGTGGCGCACGAGCACCAAAGATTGAAAAAGAGATCGAAACCGCCAAAGCTTGGCTCAAATTACTTCCAAAGACCCGCGAACGTCTCTGGACCATGGGAAACCATGATATCCGCATCGACAACTACATCGCCTCCAATGCCAACGAGCTTGACGGATACATCATGTCCCTTCAAGAGCACTTCCCAGATTGGGAAATCGCGTGGGCGTTCGATATCAACGGCACAGAAATTCGCCATCGTTTCAGATCAGGGATACATTCAGGCTATAACAGCTCCGTCAACGCTGGAGTTAGCACGGTTACGGGCCACACCCACCAACTTCAGGTCACTGCTGTCAGAGACCGCCGCGGAACCCGCTGGGGCGTAGAAACAGGCACCATGGCCGATCCCAATGGGCCCCAGTTTCAATACACCGAGGGCGCCCCTAGCAGGGCCCAGCAGGGCTTTGTGGTGCTGACGTTCGATGAGGATGGGGTGATGATGCCCCCGGAGCTTTGCGAGCTTATAGGCGGTCGGCCAGTGTTCCGGGGGCAGTATGTTTTCTGAGTGGTTATATTATAACCTTAGACTTCTTCTTCGTCCTCGTCTTCTTCTTCGTCATCTAAGGCGACGAGCTTGGCTTCGCCGTCTTCTTCGGTGAGCATGAGGATTGGCTTCTCGAAGGCTTCCTGCATCAGGTCGAAGTCGTCGCAGAGCTCTTCGAACGTCTCGCCGATCGGGGAGGCATCTTCTTCAGACCAGAACTCGATCTCGCCCGCGTCGTTGTAATAGACTTCGCGGATCACGAATGAATCGTTGTTGAAGAACGAATCGTCGTCTGGGGCTTTAGGCAGGTAGATGACGCGGTAATTCCATGACATGGCAGATATCCTTTCAGGGTCGGATTGGGATGGGATGTTGATGGAGAAGGCTAAATTGGTGGTGAAGATCATGCGGACGGTCTCCTTTGCTGCTCAGGCAATACACCATAGCATTGTGACGGGTGTTTGAAAGATACATAGTTACCTAGTTTTTACTTAGTTTTTAATACATTAATAAAATCAATTACTTGTAAGAATTTATAGATAGTTATTAAATAGACAATTTCCTTTTATAAAAAACCCTCTTATATCCCTTAAAAATATTAGAAATAGAAATATAGCTTTAAGGGGGTTTTTGAACAAATAAACAAACCAGTCTTATAACTAAGTATAATATATATTATTTATTAATATTATATTATTATATTTCAAAGATTTAAAGGATAGAGATAGAAAGTTGATCAATCTCTATCCTTACTATGTATCTTTACCGCGGATTTATATCGCGAATTACAATAAGAGCACCGTCGCGTGTGATGGTGGTAAATTTCCAACCTCTGGTTCTCGCAAAGGCGTGGACATATACCTGAGCTTTTCTTCTAAGATCAGCGTCTTGAAACATAACCTGTTCACCAATAATCATGGAAGCAAATGGCCAGCTATATTTTGCTGGTATCATTTCTTTAACTCCCTTTAATTTCATTGGAGCTTTCTTTATGACCATTTCTGGCGTATAGAGCGTTGACTTTACCATGTAATTGTCCTTTCATTTGTTGTTCGTAATTATATATATAAATTCACGGAAGATGTAAATGGGACGACCGCCGGGCGGAATAATGACGCAAGCACAAAAGGTCCACATCTGTGAGCAAATCGCAGATGGTAGGTCTTTGAGCTTAATTGTAAAAGACCCTGAGATCGATGGCATCAATGTGCGGACTGTGAACCGAGAATTGAACCGCGATTCGTTCTTTTTGTCTGAATATGCCCGCGCGCGCGAGGCTTCAATCGAGATAAAACTGTCGGAAACGGAAGATATTATCCTCGGCCGTGGCGAGTTCGAGAACGTCGACTTCGAGCGCGCAAAGGAGTTGCTGAACGATCGGCGCTGGCATGCGATCCGGCTGGCGCGCTTCCGTTATGGCGACAAGATCGACGTGCAGGCGACCGTAAAGCAGGTCGAGGGAAAGGTCATCGACGCAAAAGTGCTCGATGTGGATCAACTGCTTGCCATCCGGCAGGCGCTACAAATTGCCGCAGGGGGCGAGGATGGCTACGAAGAAGACAAAGACTATGAGTACGAAGGACAAGATGATACAGGCGAGGATGAAGGCCTTGCAGAAGATTAAGATGATGGACGTGTATCGGGAGCGCCCGCCAGTGACGCTGCCTAAATTTTCATGGGATAAGGAAAAAGAAAATGATTTTAACGGAAATGGCAGAGACGCTAGAAAAGGCGTTGGCAAAGATTAAAGAACTTGAGCTTCTGGTGGCCGTTCGCGTCCCGCGCAGGGACTACGACGCGATCGTCAAGAGCATGTCGGTGTGTCAGAACACGATTGAGAACCTGATGGTGGCCCTGTTCAAGATCAAGCCAAAGAGCCAAGAAGTCGCCGACGCCCGCGATATCCTGCAGTATCTCGAGCACCTGATTCAGAACAATATCCCGATGCAGGACGAAGCTTGGATTGCCCGCGAGAAAGCCCGCATCGATATGATCAAAGCCGAGCGCATGAAACGGCCAGCCAAAATGCTGGGCGAGAGGGCAGCGTTCGAGGATAGCTTCGAAAACATAAAAAAGGTCAAAGGAACCGTCAGGAAGGATTACAAACCTTGACCCTGATCCCCGTCGATGGCGAGATGATCAATGTTGAGGCGTCTCTGCACGACATCAACAAGGAGCTGTGCGAGAAATCCCTCGTGGAGTTCATCAAGCAGGCGTGGCACGTCATCGAGCCCGGACAAGAATATATCCACAATTGGCACATCGACGCTATCGCCAAACACCTAACCGCCATTACCAACGGCATGATGATAGATGATGAGCAAGCTTACAATCGCCTGCTGATCAACGTCCCGCCGGGCGCGATGAAGTCCCTTCTGGTCTCCGTCCTGTGGCCGGCATGGGAATGGGGGCCGCGGAACATGCCCTACCTGCGGTATGTTTGCGCCTCGCATGCTATGAACCTCGCCATCCGCGATTCGACCAAGATGCGGCGATTGGTGACATCTGAATGGTATCAGGGCTTCTGGGGCGACCGCGTCACGATCACGGGCGACCAGAACGAGAAGATCAAGTACGAAACGACCGCTTCCGGTTTCCGGCAGGCGGTTGCCATGACGGGCATGACAGGTGCCCGCGGCGACCGCGTGATCATCGACGACCCGCACTCGGTGGCCAGCGCCGCCTCGGAGGCAGAGCGCAACACCACGATCGAAACGTTTGAGCAGGCGATCCCAACGCGCCTGAACAACCCGGCGACCTCGGCCATTATCGTGATCATGCAGCGCCTGCACGAAGAAGATGTGTCCGGCGTGATCCTTGAAAAGCAGTTGGGCTATGACCACATCATGATCCCGATGGAGTACGACCCCGATCGTGCCGTGCCGACCATGCTAGGCTGGAAAGACCCTCGGTGGCAGAAAGGTCAGCTCTTCTTCCCTAAACGGTTCCCTCGGCACGTCGTCGAGCGCGACAAGCGGATCATGGGTAAGTACGCCGCGTCCGGCCAGTTTCAACAGCTGCCTACCCCAGAGGACGGCGGTATTATCAAGCGAAAGCATTGGAACCTGTGGGAAGATGAGAAGTACCCACCGTTTGACTTCATCATCGCGTCACTCGACACGGCTATGACCGAGAAGAAAGAGAACGACCCGTCAGCCATGACGGTCTGGGGCGTCTGGACCGACGATCCCAAGACCCACGCGACCCGCATGCTGAACCGCGACGGGCACATGACGCACATTGTACGTACATATGACGAGCGGGAGGTGCCGCCCCGTATCATGATGATGCATGCATGGTCGAAGCACCTTGAGATGCCCGAGCTGGTCACAGAGGTGGCGCAGACGTGCCTTCGGTGGAAAGTTTCGACTTTACTTATAGAAAACAAGACCGTAGGCCTACCAGTTGCGCGGGAGCTGCGAAGGATGTATTCTGGTAGGAACTTTGGCGTTCAGTTGGAAGACCCCGGCTCGATCGACAAGATGGCTAGGCTCTACTCGGTGCAGCACCTATTTGAAGAGGGGCTGGTGTACTGCCCCGACAAAGCATGGGCCGACGAGGTCATAAACCAGTGCATGCGGTTCCCGAAAGCCAAGCATGACGATCTGGTGGACACGGTCTCGATGGCGATGCGGTATCTCAGGCGGACGGGCTTCGCGCTCCGTCAAGACGAGGTGCAGCAGGACTACGAGGACAGCAGGCAACATCTGGGCAAACCGCCCGAACCACTCTACGGGATTTAATTCATGGCCCTTGTCGCAAACCCTAATATCCGCCTTCAGGATGACGAACAGACACCGTTTGACGGCGAGGATATTTCGGTAGAGCTGGCCGACGATGAGGGTCCGCGGCAGGACATCGACGAGCACGGCAACGTGATGTCGATCGAATTATCAGATGGGTCAATCACATTTTCCTTGGACGGGCAGCCTCTCGAGCGGGCCAAGGGCAGGGAGACCGGATGGTTCGACAATCTGGTGGAAGAGATAGATCAGGCCGAGCTGGCGAGTATCGCCCACGATCTGATGAAGGGCGTACAGGATGACCTCGACAGTCGCAAAGAGTGGATCGAAGACCGAGCCCAAGGCATCAAGCTTTTGGGCCTCAAGGTGGAAATTCCCGGCTTGGCAGGTGCAGCGGACGGCGCACCCGTTGAAGGTATGTCACGCGTTCGGCACCCGCTCCTGCTCGAGGCAGTGCTACGGTTCCAAGCCAACGCTCGGTCAGAACTATTGCCTACGGATGGACCCGTAAAAATTAGGGAGGATAACAATAATGCTACCCTCCAGTCCGACCAGCTTGCCAACGACCTCGAACAAGACCTTAACCACTACCTCACCGCCACTGCCAAAGAGTATTACCCTGATACCGACCGAATGCTCCTCATGCTGGGCTTTGGCGGGACGGCGTTCAAGAAGGTATATTTCTGTCCCCTACGCAACCGTCCAATTAGCGAAAGCGTTGACGCCGACGATTTGATCGTCAACAACTCGGCCACCGACCTGTCCAATGCCAAGCGTATCACGCACCGCATTTACATGAAGTCGTCAACGGTGAAGCGGATGCAAATCCTCGGCGTATACCGTGACATTGACCTGTCCGACCCGAAAATGATCAAGTGGGATGCGGCCCAACGCGAGAAGATGGCGCAGCAGGGTATTACCAGCGAAAGCTATAACCCAAGCGATCGGGATCGTGAGATTTATGAAATCTACTGCGAGTTGGATATCAAGGGCTTTGAGCACACCAAGCGCGGAAAGCAGACGGGCCTTGATATCCCGTATCGTGTAACCATTGACGCATCGACGCATGAAATCTTGTCGATCGTAAGGAATTATGATGAAGATACTAAGGACTTACCTGAAGCGAGAAGCAATTTTGTCAAGTACACATTTGTACCGGGGATGGGCTTTTATGATCTGGGTCTCCTGCACATCCTAGGCAACACGACCAACGCGCTGACCGCTGCTTGGCGCGAAATGCTTGATGCTGGTATGTATGCCAACTTCCCCGGCTTCCTGTACGCCGACACGGGCGCGCGGCAGAATACCAATATTTTCCGTGTACCACCCGGCGGTGGTGCATTGGTCAAGACTGGCGGCATGCCGATCAGCCAAGCCGTGATGCCTTTGCCGTACAAAGACGTCGGCGCGGGCCTCATGTCGCTAGTCGAGAATATCAATCAGACGGGTATGCGGGTTGGCGGCACGGCCGAGCAGGCAGTAGGTGAAGGCAAGCAGGACGCGCCGGTTGGCACGACGATTGCGCTGATTGATCAGGCCACCAAGGTGCTAAACTCGGTTCACAAACGCATGCATTCGGCGCAAGCAGAAGAGTTTGAGTTGTTAGTGCGCTGTTTTCGCGAAAACCCCGATTCATTCTGGCAGCAGAACAAACGGCCGGCCCGTAAGTGGGACGAGGAAACGTTTCTCCGCGCGCTAGATCAGGTTGATC